TTGTTTGCTTTACGCAGTTGTTTGACGAGATCATTATTATTTGACTCCTGTGTGAAGTCATCATCTTCGTCCTCGTAGTCGAAATTGGACATTAGTCCATCTCCCATTCTGTTTGTAGTTGCGTAGACCTCATACAAGTTTGGGGACTTCTTGTATGGCTTCTACTACTGGGGTTTGTTGTCGCTCTAACGGACCAGTCGTCCCGTTAGCAGGTCTATGTTTTAGTAAGCGCCAGCGCCTGGTTGACCTAACATATAGTTAGATACCGGCCTGTCACGACTTAGTGCGCCAACTCCTGATTGACCACTAAATGTGCCTTGCTCTTGTGCTGCTAACTTTTTGCGCTTCTTTGCTGCTTCAGCGGAGTTAGCAAGATTAAAGATTTCAGACTCTGCTTGTTGCTGTGTATAAGGAGACTCTCCGTAGATCTGTGAAAGTTTCTGACCGGTAGGAAGAATCTCAGCAATAGTTCCATAACCTTGTTGAGCCTGTTGCTTGTTTACACCAGCAGCAGCTAGTCCTTCAGCAGATAATTGACTTGCAGCAAGTCCTTGACCAAGTGCTGCTCCACCAATTTCAGCGGCAGTTACTTTGCGTTTAATATCAGTTAGTGCCTTAGATGGATCTAATGAGTAAGCCAAGATATCGCCATCAGTAATATCAGGATAAAATTTCTTTAATGCTTCTTTAACCTGCGGATCAGCATTAACTACTCTGTTTTGAGCAGTCATTACTCGATCTTCTAATTCAGTAGCAGATACATCATTAGCAAGTAATTTGTTAAATCCTTCTTGAATACCTAGATCACCTTTAGTATAATAAGATGCTGGTAATCCGTAGTTACGCATAATGTTTTGGTATTGATCTTCCATACCGATATATTCAGCAGGGCTTAATACTTTAAGTCCTTTAGCAATGCGATCCTGATTAGCAACAAAACGTTTTTTATAAGCATCTGTATTTTGTAATTCTAATGAAAATTGTGCTGGTGATACGTTAGATTGGATAAGCCCCTTTAAAGGTTCTACCAAAGTACCTAGACCATATTTGGTAAACTCGTTATAAAGAATATCATAAGCAGATTGACGGTTTTGTAATGCAGCATCTGCTGCTGCTTTAGCAGCTTGTTGATCAGCATATTGTTGAGCAGTTAATTGATTGCCACCAGTATTTCCGCCAACATTACTACCATTATTTATTTTAACTGGAGATCCGCTAGAAATATCATAACCCATATTTTTTGCTTGTTCTTGAGCAGTGGCAATAGTTTTATCTGCCGAACTAGTAAAATCGGCTAGTGCTTTTTCAACTGCTAATTCTGACTTTGTTTTTTTAGTAGCCACTATTACCCCTTAAACCCAAAGTCTTGCAAGACCTTTTGTACAGAATTAGATATTTCTTCTTTGGCATTAGTTGTGTATTGCCAACGATTGTCTTTCTTTAAAATCTTTTGGAAATCATAAATAGACATTTCTTTATCTGGTCCTAGCGCAAGGCGCAAGGTAGGATCATTAAGTTTAATATCATTTGGATTAAGTTCTAAAGTAGATGCCATAGTGCTTTTGTATGGAGAATAAACGGTATCTAAATTAATACCTTGAGCAAGAAGATTTTTAATATTATCAGGTAAACCAGCGCCAGCGATTTGGCGGATTTGCTTACCTATTGTATCAAGACTTGTGCCATTTTGAATAGCGGTAGCCCAAGAATTAACTTGATCTTGGTTAGTTGGTAAACCATTTGCTTGCAATAACTTTAATACATCTTGTTTATTTACATCAACTTTTTCTGCTTTTTTAGTAGCATACTCAGGAAGTTTTTGGATTTCTTCTGTTAAGAACTCTGTTGGACTTCCAAGTCCACCGGTAGTAATACCATTAACAGTCTTTTTAAGACTTTTCTTTTGCGCTGATTGTAGGATGCCGCTATATTTTGTTAGTTCTTCTTCAGATGGATCTCTACCTAAAACAGTTTTAAACGCATTTCTTACATAATAATTTGCTTCAGTTTTATCTGAGATTGTTGCAGTAGAAGTACCATCTCCACCACCTGCAGCAGCGATTGCTTTTGCTTGACGGATCTGATCATTTAAATAATCACTTACGCTAGCAAATTCTTTATTGTTATTCCAAGCAGCCTTAGCACCGGTAATAGCATTTTTATATGCAGTAGCAAGTGCTTCAGTAAATTCTCCAGTTAATGGAACTTCTAAACCAGCAGCCTTTAATGATTGAGCAAGTTTTAAACGACCAGCAGAATCTAATTTATTCTTTACAAAATCACGAGCAGTTTTTAATTGAGCATCAAAATCTTCTGGTTTAACTTCAGTACCACTAGCAGTAGATTGATCTGTTACTACTCCACCAGGTGGTGGTGTTTCTTGAAAACCACTTTTAATTTTGTCTTCTAAAGCTTTTATCTTTGCATCTAATGCAGTAGTATCTTGACCACGAGCAACTAACGCATCTCTAGTCCGTTTAGCATCTTCAAGATTTTTAGTTGCATCAGCAGTTCTTTCTGCTGCAAATTTATCTGGATTGCTTTCGTAATAAGACTTAGCATCTGCTTCAACTTGGCTTAATTTAGATTTAGTTTCAGCAAGTTTTTTTCTAGCATCATCTAATTGCGCTTGGACATCTGCTTTGTTTGATTGTGGAGTACTTGGTAAAGCTTGTTCAAGATTGGAAACTTTTGCACTAGCATCGTTAAATTCTTTGTTAGCAGACTTCCATTCTGGCAAAGACTTCAAGTAATCTTGAAGATTTTTTGGTGCAGCCATCAGTCGTTATCCTTTCGAATTTAAATCTAGTTAAACAATGGAGCAAACAAGCTATTGTATGCTGCCAGTGCGTTAGGGTCAGATTGTGCTAATGTTTCTAGTGTTGATTTTGTACTTGCTTTTAATTGATCTTTATAACTTTGCTTATTACCAAAAGCCACAGTTGTAGTAAAATCTCTTTGGTTTACATAAGAGTTATATGTATCAACCATTTCTTTTAGAGTTTTACGTAGTTCAGGTTGAGTAGTAATAGAAGAGTCATTAAGCATAATGTTTAAATCATCTAATGCTCTTGCTCTTGCAATACCCTTTTCAGCACCTAAACCTAATTGCTCTTCTAGCAAAGGCCTTGCACCTTTAAACTCTGTTGACCAAATCTGCCATTCATCTCTGATTTGGCGCTTAGCAGCAGTTGATGTGGTAGCACTCATTTGTTGGTCAAATTCATCTTTTTTGGAATAGTAAATCTGACGATCTTTAGCTGAGTTAACCTGACGAACAAAGTCTGTAAGGGTTTTATTAGTTTTTAAGCCTGACTTAAATAATAATTTATAAGCGTTAAAGTCAAACTTACCAGCATTAGGGATTAAGAATGATGCTGCCTCAGGATACTTAGCAAGAAGTTCCTGGTTGTTTTCAATCCAAGATGTTGCTCCACCTACTGCACGAACGTTAGCAACTACATTTGATTCAGACTCTGAAACGGTATAAGGCATTTGATCTGGAAATAAACGTACCCATTCTTTAGTAGCCTTATCAATATCATTATAACGATTTACTAAGTCATTAAATGTTTGCTTATAACTTACTTGACCGTTATCTCTTACCCATTGAGCCATATCGGATTTAAGGGTAATTGATGGTGAAGCAGGTGCTACGAATCCAAATAAGAAACGTAATGCCAAAACTGTCATAGAAGATGCTTGAAGTTTATCTTGATATGCAGCTAGTTCACCAGAGGTTGGTGCAATTTCTTCACCTGTTACTGGATCAATCTTAGGTTGTAGTCCGTGACCGGTAGCCTCTAAATATGTAGCAGCTTTACGAGCAGCAGATGCCATTTGAGAGTTACGCTCATTGGTATCTAATGCCTGCATTAAACGGTTAACGTGTGCTGGTAATACAGCAGAGATCATTGGTTGATCTTCTCCATAGGTACCAAGGAAGTATTGCTCTAAATCCTTAACCTGTGGAATAACATTGCCAATCATTTTCATTGGAACTGCTGCTAATGGACCAGCAAAGGTAGGAAATAGTGAATCTGGGTTTAAAGATGGTGTGATCATCTTTAGTTTAGCGCCAAATTCTACAGGTATTGGAGCTTGGAATGCGTCTTTAACTCCAAATAACTTCATTACCTTACCCATTACCTTATAAACAGGTGTTAATCCTGGGTAGAAAAAGTATTGATCTCCGTTATCGTCAGTTTGTACGAAACCAGAGTGTGCAATTCCTTCGTAAGTTAGGCTTGCTCTAGCAATAGCCTCTGGATTGTAACGAACTGTACGTCCGATACGGCGATAAAAGTCTTCAGTAGCACGATAGAACCGTGCAAAGTTACGAACCGACATAGCAAGTTGACTACGAACTTCTGGATTATCAACATATGAAAGAACTTTGTTTTTTGCCATATCTTCTGCAATAGAAGTTATGTGTTGTCTTGCATAAGTTTCTGCTTTTACTAAATCTTCACCAGTTTTACCAGCAGTAAGTTGTTTAAATATACGATCAGCAAAACCAGTTTCATCCATTTGACGGCGAATATCTAGCATTGAATCTAGAACAATACCTTCACGGGAAAAACGAGCATTAGCCTCACCCATATAATCCCAAACGTGGCTTGCTAAAGAAGATGTTGGGCTTTGACCTACAGATGTTGGAACTAATGTAGGACCTGAAATCCATTTAGGATGCAATTCAGATTGCAACTTTGTAGGCAAATCATCAACAGATAGGTTTTTACTTGATAAAGCAATTTCACCATCTGATTTTACTTTGCGTATCTTGCTCCAAAGATCTTTATTAAGAGACCCATCTGCTTTACTAAAAGTATTAAGAACATCCATATAAACACGTTCAGCGTGTTGTTGAGTACTTGCTATACCAGATGCCATAGATTGAAAACGATTTTTTAGAGCAGGGTTTTCATCTAGATATGTAACAAGGTCTTTAATAGCTTTTTCTTTGTTATCAAGGTTCTTAATAAGAATGCTATCAATTTCATCGTTTGTATGAAGGGCAATCTTAACAAGCCAAGATAGGCGTGACTGATCATTAGATACGGGATTAAAATCAGTAAATGTACTGCCTGATTGTTTAAACTTTTTGCCATCATATTCAAGGGCACGAAGTGTGCCATAACGCTTAGCGTCATTGCTGGCTTGGATTGAATATCCGCCACCACGAAGGGTATTGTTTCCGCCTTCTTTTACTTCGTCAAGAATCTCTTGGGTTCTTCCGTATTTAGAAAATTCTTCTATGTATTTTTTATCAGTTTCTGATAATGCACGAGAAGATAATTTGCCGGTCATTACAGCTTCTGCTGTAATTTGACGTACCTTTTCTGCATCATCGCCAGCCATAGCAATACGGGTTTGAAAATCTTTTACTTGCTTACGACCTACTAAACGGTTAACCCATCCAAGATTAGATTCGTAAAACTTAATCTTCTTACCTTCAAGACCTTGAAGTTCACCTGTCTTAGCAGCAATAAGATCTCTGTTTGCTTTTACTTCTGCAGCCTTTGTAACATCTTTAGCAAGAAAATCAGTCTTTGCTGTAAGGTTAGCAATCTCTTGACCAAGTCTTCTTTGTTCTGTAGTAAGACCCTTTTCAGCCTCTGCAACTTGACGTAATCTAGTTGAGATTAAACGACCTTTTGTAATACCCCAAGTCTTATCTCCAATAGCAACGTGCATCATTAAATCTTCTGCTGCGTTACGAACTGGAAACTTAGGACCAGCAAGAGTTCCTAAAGTCCAAGCAGATGTCATATCATCAGCCCATTTTTTATGGGAAAGACCAAGCATACGGTTTACTAAACCAGATCTAGCAGATAAACGATCTAAATCAATAATAGATGGAACGGCAATAGCGCTAGATAATTGATAGCCGTGAAGAGCTAATTGTTGTCCATCAAAATTAGCAGGATCAATTTCTTCTCTTACTATGTTGCCTAATTGATCTAATAAAGGTTTTCCTTCTGGACCTAATTTGTCAACTACTACAGTTGAACCATAACGGTAATCTAAAGCAGTACCTGAAAAACTATCTACCCAGTTTTTACCTTCAGCGCTTTTAGTTACTTGACGCACCTCTGCGATTGTATTCCACAAAGCAGTAAAAATTTGTTTGCGTTGACCTTCATCACCAGCGGCAAATGCTTCTCTAACAATTCTTGAATGGTAACGGGTATTGGCAAGGTTGGATAATTGATAAATTTTATCCGGAGCATCTGCTTCCATTACATCAAAGAAACCATTTTTAAAATAAGGAATAGTTGCAAATTTACGAGCAAAACGATCAATGCGTCCGCTGACTTGATTGTTACTTAGGCGGATAGATCCGTCACGAAGCTTGCCAGTTGTGCGACCAACTATTGCTTCTTTTTGAGCAATCTCAGATGTCTTACCTGTTAAGATACCTACTACATCTTGTGCTTCTCCAGCATCGCCATAAATGGCTTTTACAATAGCTTGTCCTGCTTTATCAATATTAATTATTTTATTAGCAGTTGTAAAAAAGGTAACTCTAGCTAAACGGGCAGGAGTCATTGTAGGAATTAAAGGTGTTTTACGGGCTGCTTGACCAGAAAGAATAGATTTTATATCAGCGTGATTCTTTAAAAAGTTAGCAGCAGTTTCTGCATCTCTAACACCGGCATCAATAAGTTGATTAATACCAACATCGCCAAACTCTGGAATCAAACGCTTGGCTTGAGTATAAGCCTCAGCGCCTGCAATTCTATCATTTGCTTTACGAGCTTTATCTAAAGATTCTAATGTAGCGCCATATTGATTAAATAAAGTTTTAGTTGCTGGATTAGCAAATACTCGATCTACCTGTTCTACATTTCCAGCAGTAGCATATAGATTTTTGCCATAAGTAAATTTTTCTTTACCTAATAAATTATAAAGTAAAAAGTCACCAGCATCATAGGCTTTTTTAGCTTTACCTAATACAAGGGTAGGATCTGCAAATACTCGATATCCAGCATCAAAAATACCAGAAATGCCTTTATATAAAATGCCTTTACCTTCTAGGCTACCTGGAAGAACAAGGTTTGCTAATGCTCTACCTGTAGAATATTTTGCAGCTTGTGCTGCTGCTAGTGCATCATTAAATAAATGATCTTGATCTTTCTTTTGCATAGCAGTAGATGCAATAATTTTTTCAGCATCTGTTCCATTTGCAATAATTTCACTTAATGTTTTACCTTGTGCTACCTTCATAGCAACAGACATAACATCTTCGCCATATTTGGCAGTTGCACTTTCTATACGACCTGGGCTAAATACAGTATCGCCTTTATCATTTGCTATCTTAAATGCTTCACCAAGGTTTACACCTTGATCTATAGCAATTAAACCAGTTCTTGCTATACGGGTTGAAAAATCTGATATTTCATTTAATGCACTAAAGGTACGACCAATAGTTTCTTTAACACCTACACCTAAGTAATGTGCTGCATCTCCAAGCCAACCCACAGGATTATTTCCTGAAAAGAATGCTTTATGAGCATCTTGTTGTTTTTGTGGTAATGCTTCAAATGCTGTTTTAGCTTGAGTTTCAGGCAAGCCAATTAAAGTTTTATGAGAATCTAATAATTTAGACAACCCATCAACTTGTTCTTTTTGCTTATTATTTAAACCTGCTTGTAAGGCGGCAGCCGTTAAATTTGAATCAGCCACTACATACCTCTTGCAAGAGCTTGTTGATACAAAATACCAATCTCACCAGTGGTGTCGTAAGGAAGCATTTGGGCTAACGTATTTGAAAGTTTTGATTGAGCATATGATGATTTCATCATAAGGGCATCTGATCCTGCACCTGGTCCTACATCCACACCATTAGTAACTGGTTCTTCTGGACGTTGTGTTGGTGCATATAAAGGTGTTGGTGCAGCCATTGGAGTTGATGCTGCTGCTTCTCTTACATTAGATGCTGGAGTTGGACGAACATCTGGAGTTGTAGCAATAGGAGCGCCTGATGCAATCTCCGCTGTTTGCTTTTGATCACCATAAAAATTAGCTGGCATACGATCAGTTCTTTTTGCGTATTTACCAGGACCGGATGTGCCTTTAATTGGATTTTTTGCATCTTCAAGCGCCATCTTGATCCTCCTGAATCTTCTCTAAATCGTTAGCAAAATCTTCCCAGACTTTATTTACTTTGCTGGTTCTGTTTGCGTTATATACTGTTAAATCTAATAGTTCTTCTGTAAATACACCTAGACTTTGTATTACATTATTTATAAATCCTATAATTACTACAAGTAAATCTGAAGAGTGTACTGGGCGAGGCACGTTATCTTTGTGATCCACCCAGTACTCCTATCTAATTCAATTAGCCCTTTTTTACTTTTGTTCCCTTGCGGGCTGCGGCTGTGTAGCCGAAGTAAGTCTTTCCACCTGCTGGCTTAGAAGTATCCTTCTTGCCCTCAACTGGCTTAGACATAGGAGCTGAAGCTCTTGATCCTTTGTTCATTATTGCACCTCCTCTTCTTTAAGCTGCGCCACCGATTGAGGCGAGCAATGATGCAATGTCAGGTTTACCAGGAGCAGGGGCCGCACCGCCAGTTTGTACTGGATTAGGCTGCGAGGCAGGAGCGGGGGCCGCACCTGCTTCTGATAACTGAGGCAACGGGGTTGCCTGCGGTTGTGCTTCAGGCGTAAACGCCTTCTCCACAATAGTTTCAATTTGCATACCCTTTTGGCGGCCTTGAATTACCTCGCTGATGCGAGTGATAATTTGTAGCGGATCTTGTCCTTGCGCTGCTAGGGTTGGAATAGCTTGTGCATACTGAGCAACTGCAACACGAAGTGCATCACGCATTTCTTCGATGTCAACCTTTTGCTCTTCTTGAGATACGTTAATCTCTACTGGAATCTCACGGCGTACATAATCACGAGATACAAGTTTGTCAGAACGCATCTGTAGTAATGCAATAACAGCACGGTTAGGATCTAGTCCAGACATAATTCCGTAGCGAACATCTACGGTGTAGTCTCCGTTAATAGCACGAGATGGTACATACTTCATTACATATGGAGTACCGTCATCTACGCCACGAATTTCTTTTAATTTACTGCCAAATAATTTTTCATCTACCTCAAAGCAGATACCAATAAGTTCGCTAAAGACTCTTGCAAACTGTGCTTGTGCTGCCTTAATCTGTGTATCAAATCCAGCGGATAGTGCTTGAACTCCACGACCTGTTACAACGGAAGCATCGATCTGACCACTACGTGATTCAGGGTAACGAGCACCCATACGAAGCTCACGCTCAAGAACACCTGACTCTTGGAATACGCCATTAGGAAGTTCCAGTGGAACTCTACGGATAGCCTGCGGATTAGCAGAGCGCATAATTGAATCAGGACCAAGTGATAACTCTTGCACATCTTGTGGGATGGCAATAGGTGCTTGGATAGACTTTTCAGCAGCTTGGATTTGCAATACTGCAAAGCGAGCACGGGCTAACTGAACAGCTAATACATCATCAAACTGACCACGAGCTTCACCATCGATAGAAGGACGGAAAGCAACACGAGCCATACACTTACCGATTGGGTTA